ATCCACAAAAGTACCAATACTGAAACCATGACTAGATTTTGTTACTGTTATTGTTGTTCCAGATTGAGTGTAAGTAGCTGAATCAGATGTAGCTGGATCGCTGTCAGTTGTTGCCACCAATAGTTTTGCATTGACATCAAATGCAGTAGCACCATCAAAGTCTGTCCAAGTATCAATGTTTGCTGATCTTTTATCAATCAGATCATTTGGATAAAAACCCTGTGTAACAAAGTGACGTTTCAATCTAAGTGGTTGTTTACCACCTAAATCCAGCTTGGAAGCAAAATCATAATGACCACCAGTAATATCAACAGCACCCAAGAAGTCAAAATCAGGGATAGTATCAAAGTCAGTTACATCATCTAATGTTTCTAACGATCCAAGAACAAGTCCGTTGACATCATCAGAAAAGAAACAATCAACTTTATCTCCAGCAAAAGGAGTCGCATCAGTATCTTCTCTATCTGCTAATACAAGTAATTTAGGAACAGGATCAGGAGTACTAACAACGACAGAAGTTTCTCCAGAACTTAATCTGCCTCCATCATCTCTAAATTTAAGAATATATTCTCCATCTACTGCTGGTACTAATGTCTCAGATACGTTTCCTGGTAGAGCAGGAATAATATCAACAGAATTAGTAAATGTACCCGTTCCATCTGTAAGATTACTATGACGAACAACCACGTTTCCACCATGCGTAACATCAATATCTGTTGCTTTATCAAAGCGTAGTCGTACAAACTGATCTGAAACTGGTTCGACAAGTAATCCTGTAACATCCTGTGGAACTGCTGTCTTACCAACAGCTTCAAAAGTTAAATTACTAGAAGTTGCTGAAAGTTGATCTAAGACATTGTATGAGAATACTTGAATCGTATAAGTTCCTTTTCTACTGTTCATTATTTCAAAATCAGGTCTTGATACTTTTTCACTTATAAAATTCTCATCTTCAAATCTATAGTTAACCTGATACTGCACAACACCGACAATAGGAGACCAGCTAATGACAATCTTTGATACAGCTTGATTATTGATAGGAAATATTTTTTCAGCAGCATTTAAACCAGAAGGAGGTTCAGTAAGAGAATTTAATTTTGATACAGTTCTTGCTGTTAATGCTTCGTCATCTTCAATAAACGCATATTTACCTTCAACATAAGACAAAGCTGTAATCGCATAATTTATACCATCCTGTTCTTCTACTGTTATTACTCTGAATAATTGAGACTTAACAGTTACGTTCGATATAAGCCAGATAGTGTTTACGTTAGGAGTTTGTGAAAAAGCAGAACTAACAGTTATAGTCCCATTTGATACAGATGAGATTGCCCTGCTTTCAGCCGTTCCATCGGGTAAAAGTACACTTAAAGTTGCATCTCCTACAGGATTTCCGCTTGCATCTACAGCAAAATCTGTTGCAGAAGTATCGTCAACAGTAACAACAGTTGTAGAAGTGACAGTTTTCAATCTTCCACCTCTTCTTACTCCTGCTCTTACTGGATCTTGTATTTCAATAACTGCACCAGGCCGTACAACTATTCCAGAATCTATGGATGTTGTAAAAGTGCAGACCTCAGACTCATTATTTTCAGCGAAGAGTATTGCTTTGCCCAATCTTCGAGCTTGACCACGGGAAGTACAGGCAAATGCTTTTACCTGTTTGACCACAGTGCCAATCTTGGATTTTATTGTGGCATCTTCTACAACTTCAAAATCTACCTCTTGACTATCCATGTTGTAGTAAGAAACAGATATAACACTGTGTCTAGTCTTTAAACTACTTCCTGCATAACTGAATCCACCCTCTCCTACATTCGATAAATTAAACAAATAACTTGCATCGGTTGGTTTGTCCTGTGTAATTGTTATCGAACCAGCAGACCAGATTGGCATACATCTCATTACACCAGCTAATTCGTTTATTAAGTCAAATGCCTCTTTTGGACTCTGTATATTTACATTGCAGCTAAATCTTGCTTCCTGTCCTCCAGCACCATCATCGACAAGAGTGTTAGCGAACTTACTGGCTGCTACAAAACTGAAAAGATCAAGAGAACTGTCTGTTATATGAGCACCAAATCCATATCTGTCATTAGTTAAAATATCGAGCAGCACCATCGAAGGGCACGAGGTCCATACAGCAGCACCCATAACTCCGTTGAAAATATATCCGTCTGGGTACACTATCCTGCCCGTAGCACTGTCCACGCTCGGAGTACCAGAACTAGATGCTCCTGCTCCTGGAATCCTTACTTTGATTCCTCTAATTCTAAATTTACGAGCAGGGATAGAACTAAACTGCATCGAGTCTAGTCTTATCGAACTATATGCACTGTTTAAATATGTAGAAGCATCGTCAATAATCTCTCCAAAACTTGTCCACTGAAAACTGTCTCTTAAATTAGTATCTGTACTATCTGCTGTGACTCTACTCACTCTTATATCTACAGGAAACGAACCAGTAATATCTACACGGTAATCTTTTTGGTACGCATCTCCACTTCTACCTCTAATAGTGTCAGTAATGACATCTGTAAAACCACCAGAATTATATTGAACAGCAATCTTAAGTTGAACAGAAGAACCTAATAAGTCTCCAGCATCGGTAGCCTTTTGTAGTTGTGGAAATGTGATAGATACTTTTACAGCATCAACATTAGTATTTGTTATCTGACGAGTAACAGGAGTACTTGCAGTAACCTCTACACCAACACTGGTTGTTGATACACTACTTTCAATCCCAGGTATTTTAGTTTGACTGCCAGTACCAAAACGAGGAGTAAACTTTACGTCTTGAAAATTAAAGTCTGTGGTTTGAGGATTTGTAGAATCTGCTGTTGACCTTAATACTGGAGTGTCATTAAGAAAAACATCTTTCAATGCAGCGTTATTGTATGCAGTTGTACCTTTTGTTCTGCCTTCTTTTGACGCTGTTGCAAAACCTTCTATCTCTCCTTCTGAAACAAGATCAAGAAAAGTAGCAAATTGTCTGCTATGTAACGTATCAGGTTCTCTAGTTGGTTGAGGAGGGGATGGAGGTGGATCATTACCTTTTGCACCTCGAATAAGATGTTTCTTTTCAATCATGCTTGTACCTGTTCCGTATCTACTGAACCACTGATTACCACTGAGCCAGTAAAAATTTCCCCGAATACCAGAGGTACGGGAGTTCCTGCTCTTCCCGTCTGCTGCGTTCCACCAAAACTGAATGATAATCTGGGATCTTCTTCAGAATCAAAGTCATGTCTTTTAGGCACAGGTGTCAGCATTTCACTTACTCCCGTTAATACAAGTCCTAATCCTACATATCCTAAAGTTCTTGCTAAAGTTGTTCCTCCAGTAAACCCACCGAATCCCAAACTTAAGTTAGCGTAAGGAATTTTTGTAGGTATCAAAAAAGCAACTCCTATTAAAGCTGCTCCTAAGAGTACTTTTCCAAATCCTCTACCAGCACCAGTTATAACTGGAATAAAGTGTATATCTTCTTTTTTACTTATAGGATTAGATAATTCATCTTCTCCAATAGTGTAATTCCCTACTTTTACTTGGTAGTACTTAGGACTCATATATTTATCAATACCTTCAAAGTTATGAATTAAAAAGCTCATAGCACTTGCTAAAGTATCTGCTTTTACTTCAAATTCTTTATGTCCTACAAATTCCGCAAGCTCTCCATATAGTTTTATTTTACGAAGCATAACGATACCTCTTTCCTGTGCATTTTAGTAACCAAGGAGAATATGGCTCTCTACAAGATAGTCTATCGGTTAAATGATGTAATACCTCATCTCCAAGAAAAATAGCTACATGATTTAAAGTTGAATCTAAAATACTCATTAGTAAGACATCTCCAGCCTGTAGTTTTTCATCTGGTCTAAGTTCTCTAAATCCTGTTCGCCACGCATAACTTTCAAACAGGGGATCTTTCATAAATTCTTCTGGAGTAATTGGTCTTTCATAATCTTTCAACTGTATTCCTTTTTCTTGTTTGTAATAATCACGGACCAGTGACCAGCAATCTGTTATCCCCCAGACCCATTGACGACCCAATAAAGGTGCTTCATATCCCTGTGGCTCGTAATATCCCCACTGTTTTGTTTTTGGATTTACTATGTGCCAGGGAAGTTTACTTTGTTCGCAAGCAACTTTATCAGCCTGACTAGCGGTAGGCGGTGTTGTTGGATGACTATGCACAACAGCAACAATATCTCCTAAATTATCTGCTTTTACATAATCTTCTGGGTCAAGAATAAAACATTGATGTGCTGTCATTGAAAGATTACGGCAGGGATAATATCTTTCTTTTCCTCGGATATTCAGCAAAAGACCAACAGACTCCTTTGGATCTTCAATCTCTGCGTGATTAAGTGCAGCTTCTTTCCAATTCATGTTGCAATCGTACCAATGGAAGGAAACTCGGCTCTAGTGCATTGTCTTTGTGGAGCACGAATACCAGCAAGATCAAATACAGCAGCTAACTCGAATTGAACTACATCTCTATTTTCTGCTGATTTTCTGTCGACTTTGTATATTTCCTGCGGAAATTCTGCTGTGCTATCTGGTGTGCCATAAGGATTTATGTCTCCAGGAAAATTAACGGCATCTAAAAATCTAGCGAGAGTTCTGATACGAGTAACAGTTGCACCTGTTAAATCATTACCAGTAGTTGTGGCATTAACGTCAATTAAAATAGCACTTATTGTTCCTAGTGCATTGCTGACTGTTAATGTAGGGCGAGGTAGTTGTCCTTTAGTAAAAGCAAATCCCTCAGCTTCTATTGGAAATCTTTGATATGTGTTCCCTGCCCAGACTATTTCTCCGTTATCTTTCAGAGATGAACCAGCATGGAATCTGTAAACTGTGCTCGATCCATGTAAACTACTGTCCAACGTAAGTGTAAATAATTCTATTATTGATGATGGATTTATATTCTGGAGATTGCTGACAATAGCAGAACTGCTCATGGTTCAAACACCTCTCTAAATGTTGCTTGCACTGTGGCTCTATTGTTATATGGTATAGATTTTGTCCAGTTTTCGCAAACATACTGTCCTGCACCCGATAAAGTAATTGAAACATTACCACTATTGGTAGCACTGGCAGCAGCAGTAACAGTAAAAACATTTGAATCAGTAACCGAAGCAACAAGAAATGTACCATCAGTTGCAGATCCAGAAGTGTAATCAATAGTAAGTTCATCTCCAACAGCTACACCATGACTTGTAATCGTAATTGTTACTGTAGTGCCTGATTGAGAGTAAGTTCCTGTTTTTGTAAAACCTTCTCCTGGTGGAGTGAAAGTAAAGCTGGCACTATCATTAGCACGACTATCAAGGAATCCTTCTATGGTGTCCGCATCTGTTTCCGATACGTTGAAAGTAAAGTTGTAAACTTTTGGATTTTGATGAGCAGCAAGTCCAAACAATATTCTGTGTTCGTAGCCGTCAGCGAAACGAACTGTTCTAGTTAGTGGTGCGGATCTTTTCTGTTGTCCGTATGTTGGTGTGATTGATGGAAAAGTAGCCATTATGCAAGTAAACCTCCAGGTCTTTTCTGCTTAATTAATTCTGATTCTATCGCTGCTGACAATACGATGCCCAACTGCCTTCCTTCTTCTTCATCTCCCTCTACATTAGATCCAGAAGCATCCACGTTAACTACAATATTTGTCGAACCTCCAAGTGCGTGGTTCGGTGTAATCATTCCAGATACACCTGGGGTAAATACTTCTGGACCTCTCTCTCCTACAACATAACTGCCTCCTGCTTTAACTGGACCTCCATTTGCTCTAAATATAGACCCAAGTAATCCTAAACCTGGCATAAAACTTCCACCTACATTTCCGAATAATGCCATGTTAAAGGCAGCATCTATCAACTTGTCTACTACACCACTTAAAACATCACTTAATGTAGATGTGCCACGAATTAATCCTTTTATTCCCTCTCCTATATCTGTAACTATTGTTTCTTTGAGCTTTTCAGCAGAAGATACTACTAAATTTGTTTTCATATTAAGTTCCATAGTATTTTTAATTGCTTTTATTCTTTCTTTGTTTTGATCTTCAAGTACTTTTAAACCATCTTCCATAATTTTTATTTCATCTTGAAGAAGTGCTTGTTTAATAGGGTCACTTATTTGAGCGAGTGCGTCTTTTCTTAACTGTATTTGAGATTCTAAACCTGTTATAGTGTCCTGATTCATCACTTCTAACATTGCCATCTCTTTAGCTATAGTTGGGTTTATACCTTGTGCTCTAAGTTCTAAAACTCTAGATTCGAGATCAAAAGTGTGTCGTCTGGAGTCTAGTTGCAACATAAAGTCTGTGTTTGTCTTTTCTACAAGTTCGTTAACTTTTGCTTGAATACCCAGAGTTCTTAACTCAACATCTAAAATCTCTTTTTCTGTTCTTAATCTCTTCAACTCTTCTTTACCTGATTTACTTATTTTGGGAGTTCCACTACCTAAAAATCCAGTGGCCTCTGTAAATCCTGATATTCTGGCGTCAAGGCTTCTATTAAGTATAGAGTTAATTGCGTCTGAATTTGCTTTAAACCTTTTGGCTAAGTCTGAATTAGGGTCTGAAAGAATTCCTTTATTTATTATATTAGTCTCCATGGCTGCTCCAGGGGTTATATCTTCAACAAACGAAGCTACATCTGCTCTAAATTGAGTCATAGACTCTGTTATAGCTTTCTGGAAATCGTTTATACCTTTAGCTGCCTCTTGAAGGGCTAGTGTTTGTTTTGCTCCAAGGGAATCTGACATTTCTTGCCTTACTGCTGCTAAAGCACTTTGCTTACCAAGTTGTTTTTCTATTAAATCTATTTCTTTAGCTCTAGCACTGTTTAAAAATCCTAATGATTGTATAGCTTGTGAAGCACTTCCGTTTACTGGATCGAG